TGTAGGAATAGAGCTACTCCAACCGTTACCGTCATGAGCAGTCACTTCAGCCATAGCAAAAGACATACCAATATCACTCGCATTACGTAATTCAGGAATAGCGGTTCCAGCTATCTTCACAATAGTACCAGTGGCTGCAACTGCCTGGGTGGCCATTTAGAACCATTCCTTTCTATTGTGTCTCTTGCAATGCTGAGACGTAGTCCTACGCAATCGTGTATGTCATGGCCCCATCGACCGTCAGCGTTGGTGTGGCCCGGAGCACGCCTGACACGGGCGTCTGGGCGCCGTGGTCACTCACCCACGCATTGAGGAAAATAGTGGTCCTGCCAACATCGGGAAACACGATGAGCCAGTCGCGCCTGAGCCGATTCATCGCCAGGTAGAGGAGCCCGGTGGTGGCATTGTGCGTGGCAATCGACGGCACGTAGTTGATGTCGAGCCGCATGTTGGGACCGACCTTCTCTGTAGGAATAGAGCTACTCCAACCATTGCCGTCATGCGCGCTCACATCTTCCATCCTGAACGTAAACCCAATCGGGTTGAGGTCGCGCATCTCGGCGATCGTCGTAAACGTATTGGTGGGCGTCACGGTGCCACCCGTCGTGTACACCCCAGTGCCGACGGAGCCACGCAACTTGAGCGTCGTCGCCGTCACGCGCTCGGCCACCCAGGAGCCATTGGCGCCGAGATTCCCCGCGACGCCTGCCACGGTGACGCGCGTCACGTCGACAATGCCATGGGCAGGGGAGGTTGTGAGGACAATGGGAGCTGTATTCGTTGCGGCGATGACGGTGACGGCGGCCAAGGGGATGCCATCCCCAAGCCGCAACTGGCTTCCATAGGCGGCAATCGCTGCGGTAGGCATGGCTTACTCCTTGGGCGCTGCGGGCGCGGCCGGGGTAGCCGCAGCCTGCCCTGCACGTGGAGCGGCGGCCGCAGCCTGAGGCGTCACCGCCTGGGCGACCAAATCGCCGTTATGCGCAATGAAGGCGTGCATGGTAAACAACTCCATGTCCGGGCTCCAATGGCCACAAATATTGTCGGGCTTGTCGGCGAAGGGAATAATGCAGACATAGCGGTCCACGCCATCGACATTATCGATACGGTAGGTGGGGGCAGGGGCGTCAGCCATAAGATAGTCTCTCCAGCGGTGGGCATAAAAAAAGGGCCAGGCATAGGAAGGGGAGTCTCCTATGCCTGGCCCGCATCAGCTGCTAGTGAGCGCTGTACGATACCGGCTACGTGTCCGTCAGAAATTGTCCATGGATAGTACTACAGGATGAAACACAATGCACCTCATTTCTCTCGATCGTTTTCTTTTGACAATCACCCCCCTTTCGTGTACATATGTCATGTGTTATACAGAGCAACGGCAACCGACATGCAGGAGGCGCAAAACGATGGATGATCTTGTGCAAGTGCACGCGTTTCTGCCGCGAGACCTGAAGCGCCGAGCGTTTAGTGCCTTAGCGCGACGCGAACAACGCTTTACGCATTGGCTGCGGGATGGTTTAGAGGCGTGGCTTCAGGAAGTCGAAGGGCAACAGGACCAACATGGGGCCATGAAGGAAGATCATGGCATGCCTCCTTGCACTATGGCGCAGGTTTCTCTGCCGCATCCTTCTTCGCCTGCTCCAACGCGCTCATCAGCTCCATCTCCCGTTGCCGCAATTGGCGTACCGTTTCGGCCAGGCGGGCGGTCTGATTCTCGGCAGTGAGGGCTTTCTGCAACTGGCCGTTGAACTGGCGGATAATCACGCGCAATTCCGTGCTGATGGCCGTGAGTTGCCCCTGCCAACTCCCCGTGGTGGCGCCCAGGGTCTCCGTAGGAATCTGCTGATCCGTGACCAGTTGCCGATACTGGGTCAGGACTTCCTGTTCACACGTCGCAGGGGCAGGCGGCGCTTGGGCATCCAAGTCGTGGGTGACCAGGCCGAGCCCGCCGAGGCAGACGACGAGGGCGAGCAGGGCGCCAAAGACATAGCGCATCAGGTATGCTCCTCTATCCCCGTCGCTCCAGTACTTCCAGCGGGATTTCCCAATGCCCAAGTGCTTGTCCCCCGAACGTCACCTCGCACATGACGACATACTCTCCGAACGGGTCAATAGCGGCCGTGGTATCGAGGACGCCAATAAAGTAGCCAGGGGCGATGCATGCCATCGTGACCGGCCAGGTCTGCCCCGTCACATCGACATGGGCCGTGGTCTGCACGCGAAACGTCACGGTTGCGCCAGCGTCCAGAAACACGGGTAACCCAGTGGCAAGACTGATGGTCGTCGCCTCCCGATAATGGAGCACGCCGGCATTCGTATCATAGGTGATCACAGGCCACTCCTTTCTGTGCGAGCCGATGCGTGGGGAACAGAGGGCGCCTGCCAGTATACCACGAGTGGTCATGGAGATAGGGGGTGTGCTGGTGCTCACACACCAGACACGCCCGCTACCATAGCACGTTTCTCCCTCGTTATCCTCCTCCTTTTCTATGGTCACAACACACCAAAAAACACTATACGCACGTGATTTTGCTCACGTGGAGCTTGTAGCTCGGAAGAATCCGGAAGCAGCTATTTGGGCTGTAATATTACTACCCGAACTATTATCGTAGAGACTCTTTATTCTCTACTTCTGCATGTTCCCATGCAGTCTAGACTATATCTTCATCCTTCCTGAAGGATGCCGGGGTTTCGTGGGTGGCTTATTGTTGGGACTCACCACCTAGTCGTTCGACCGTCTTGCTAACCTTCACAAGAAATGATATAGTCACTGCTATGGAAGCTACTAGGATATATACCGCAGGACTGTTCGATGGAGAAGGGCATATTGGCATATCTAAAGCCTTTGCCAAGCCTCCATATCGCACGCCTAAGTATATTCTCAGGATTACCATCGCAATGACTGATGAGCCTATTATTCAATGGCTTTGTGATACGTTTGGTTTCAACATGAACGTGTATAAACCCAATAATACTCGCAAAAAAACCGCCTGGAATGCTTATCTTCATTCGAGACGTGCCGCAGACTTTCTGAAACTTATACACCCATATGTCATGGTGAAAACCAAACAGATAGCATTGGCTCTTGAATTTCAAGCAAGTATTACAGCTTTTGACGAAACTCGCGGAGGTCGCAGCTATCGCTTCAAGCGATTGCCTGATGACGAAGTCCAACGCAGAGAAACGTACTATCTGCAAATGATTGCTCTCAATAACTGGAGCCATCGCTTTCATTCCATTTCTTGTTAGCCCTAGCAAGCTTGGTACGGGATTGTCCTTCTGTGCTCTGTCGAGCCAGGCATCGGATGTCCCCCGTTTATCCCGGTTTGCATCTAGCGCTTACGCTGCTAGAGGGACAAGTAGTTATAGCTTATCCGGGGCCACTACGAAGTCATGGTAGGTCAGGGGCACCATGACCCCGGGCGTCACCCCGCCACTACTGGGGTCATACAAGATGACCAGTCCCCCCCAGGCATTGCCTGCCCCCACGGAAGGCCAGGTCGGGTCGGCAATAAGGTCTAAATCGATGCGATTATTCGTCATGTCTGGCGCAAAAGCCAGGATGTCAGCCGTCGTCAGGACCTTGCGGACATAGCCGCTATTCACGGCCTCATTCGTTGTGCCCGAGACGATGTCAGCTAACGTGACCTTGTCCCGCAACACGGTATCCGCCTCAAGACCAGGCTGATCCAGGATGGCAATCACGAGGCGCGACGCGGCGGGAACGCCGGTATCGACGTTATTGTACAGCTCCACGACTCTGCCAAGCGCCTGATTAAAAACGAAGTTCACCATATACGAAACCTTTCTAGTTGAGGCTACCAAGGACTATTCTCTTTCTCCAACCGTTGTGCGACGTCCTCCTCTCTGGTATGCAGGGCCGCCAGGGAGCGCTGGAGTACATCAGAGCGCCTCCGTGCCATTCGTCGGCACAGGGGCCTGGCTCGGCATCGCGGTCATGCGGGCTTGCTGCGCGGCCTGGACGGCCCGCGTGTTAAACCGGGCATGCTGCTCAGGATCCAGCACGCACTCATAGGCGGTCGTCACGCGATAGCCCGCCGGATTCTGGGCGTCTGGAGACGGGGCGTCGCCGTGCCGCTCCGCCACATGCGCCCGGTTGCTGGCGCCTGACGGGTCGTCATCAAGCTTCATGTTACAGTGACAGCAGTAGGTGCCCGGCATGTGCAACACGGTATACACCAGATCGACGGGCGCTTCCGTCTCATCGACCCCATGCAGCGTGATTTTGCCCTGCCCCTGGCTGATCCAGCCCTCAGCGATGCCGCCCTCAATGATCCGGCGTGAAAAGTTCTGTTCAGCCTCGGGGCCGGTATTTTGAATACTGATGGCCCGGAAATCGGGAGGATTCAGCAGTTCGCCGCTCGCATCACGCTCGGCGACCCACCCTTCGGGCATATGATACAGTCGTTTCAGTAACATAGATCCTCCTTCGGTGATTAGACTTCCGTGAGCACGTCGCTGTGCTCCATGGTCCACTCACCCCCGATCATCGGCTCGATCGTCCACGAGCCTCCGATCATCGGGGTGATGCTCCACCGGCCAAAA